TAAAGGTTATGCATGCAATTATTGAAACAAAACTACAATTAGAAAGACTACAAGAATACTGTGAAGATTCTTGTTTTGTTCAAATTATTCCTGGTAACGATTGTTTTCATCCTAAATTTAACAATGTAGTAGCGGTTTATTATCACTGTTTAAACAGTAAAGGTTACATTTTTCCAATTAACCACAGTGAAACATTTAATTTAGATTGGCAAGATGTGTTAGATTTCTTAAATAAACACAAACTCATTTATGTTTTAGACAAAAAGTTCCACGATTATTTTTTACCGTCTACTTTAGAAACAACAGACATTCAATTTAACATTTTAAATAAAACCAATAAATCTTTCAAAGTAGATGAGTATGATACACCAGCTCATACACACTTTTACAGAGAACACTACTTCAGAAACAACATTAATAGTATAATTCCTGTTACTAAACACTTAGAAAAATGGGATCATATTTTTAATGAAATAAAACAACACATGAATTACAGACCAAATACTTGGTTTGATAAAGAATACACTAGTGTGTTTAAAAGAATAGAACAAGAAGGTATCAAAATTAGTCCAACTAAATTTAATCACTTTTTTGAGCCTACATTTGAAGACTACAGTATTAGTAAAAATAAAATACATACTTCGTACAATCTTTACAATGTTACTACAAGACCGAGCAACGCATTTAACAACATAAATTTCGCCGCACTTCCCAAAGAAAACGGCGCGAGAAACGTGTTTATTCCTAACAACGATTATTTAATAGAATATGATTTTTCAGCTTACCATCCTTCCCTTATTGGTTCCCTTTTTAATTTTAAATTTAGTAGTGATCCCTATTTGGATCTATCAGAAATACTTGGAGTATCAAAAGAAGAAGCGAAGGAAATTACGTTCAAAAATCTTTATGGAGGAATTAAAGAAGAAAACCGAAATAAAGTATACTTTGGACAAATCAATGGACTAATTAAAAAAATGTGGTTAATTTACAATCAAGAAAACAGAATAAAATTAGCAACTGGTCGAGTTTTACACAAGTCTGATGATTTAAGTCCAACTAAAATATTTAACTATTACATTCAAAGTTTAGAAACTAAAAGTAACGTAGAATTAGTTGGAAAAGTGTTAGACTTTTTAGAAACTAAAAAGAGTAAAATAATTCTTTACACATATGATTCTATTCTTATAGATTTCAGTAAAGAAGACGGAATTGAAACAGTAACTAAAATAAAAGAATTGTTAGAAAGTACAGGCTATACAACAAAGATGAAGAAAGGACTAGATTACACACTTTAATATATTTATATGTAACATGGAGTTAAAAAAATGTTCTAAGTGTAAACAACAAAAACCTATAAATTTATTTGGGTTTGATAAAACAAGAAAAGATAATCTTACTTGTAGGTGTAAAGAATGTATAAATCAATATTATGAAAATAATAAACAATCTAAAAAAGAATATTATGAAAATAATAAAAATGAAATTAGTAGAAAAAATAAAGAATACAGTCAAAAACCTGAAGTAAAAGAAAGAAAACAAAAATATATCAAAGAATACAGTCAAAAACCTGAAGTAAAAGAAAAAAATATACTGTATAAACAAAAACCTGAAGTAAAAGAAAAAATAAATAAGTATCAAAAACAAAAAAGGAATAATCCGTTATATAAATTACAAACTAATATTAGAACTGCTATATCTACATTAATTAAAGAAAAAGAATTTAATAAAAGAAAAAATACATTAAAAATAATTGGATTAGAAAGTTGGGACTGTTTAAAAAAACATATAGAAAAACAATTTACCGAAAATATGAGTTGGGATAATTATGGAGTAGGTAAAAATAATACTACATGGCATATAGATCATATAACACCTATATCATTAGCTAAAACAGAAACCGAAATTTATAAATTAAATCATTATTCTAACTTAAGACCAATGTGGGGAAGTAATAATATTAAAAAACGAGATAAAATATTATAAGATGAAAAATATATTTTATGATTATTCTTCGATATTTATTAGCAGTATCAATTTTGACATGAAGAATAAGTTACTGTGCTCGTTTACAGCTCAAAATCGTTTATTAGACACTATTGCTGGTATAACATCTCGTTATGCTATAATGTATGATAAGATGTTTGTATTGGAAAGTCCACAAACAACTGAGTACATAATTACTTATAACATAGACACTGAAAACTCAGTTAGTGAAATTCCAGAAAACACGATTTTATTACACCGAAAAAAAGAATCTAATACTTTATATACTATCAATGCTTTAAACACATTAATCAAACAATTAAATAATGGTGTGTTAGATAATCAATTTAGAATAACTTGGAATGATTATCAAAATAGTATATTATTAACTCAAGGTCCAGACCTTCGTATTTTAAATACAAAAATTTACAAAATCATTAATATATAATTGGCTTTTAGTCTTTTATTTGTTATATTAGTAGAGAAATAATAAAATTGTTATGGATATTAATCAAATCAAAAATCGCTTGAATTCCCTTCAAAATAAGAAAGGGGGCTCTCAAAACAAAGAAGAAAGAGCTAAAAACTTTTGGAAACCTGTTGTAGGTAAACAAATTATTCGTGTAGTTCCTAGTAAGTTTGACAAGTCAAATCCTTTTAAAGAGGTTTATTTTCACTATGGTGTAGCTAATCGTTCAATGATTGCTTTGACTAACTTTGGTGATAAAGATCCTATTGTAGAATTTGCAAGTCAACTTCGTAAGTCATCAGACAAAGAAAATTGGCAATTGGCTAAGAAAATTGAACCAAAAATGAGAGTATTTGCTCCTGTTATTGTTAGGGGTGAAGAAGAAAAAGGTGTTCGTTTGTGGGAATTCGGTAAGGAAACTTATCTTGAATTGTTAAGTATGGTTACCGATGAAGACATCGGAGACTTTTCTGACATTTACGAAGGTCGTGATTTGACTATTGAAACTGTAGGACCTGAAGTAACTGGTACTAAGTACAATAAGTCAACAGTACGTCCTCGTACTAAAATTACTCCTTTGAGTGATAACAGTGCCCAAGCCAAAATGTGGTTGAGTGAACAGCCTGAAATTTTGACTCTTTACAAAAAGTATGAGTATGATGAAATGAAAAACATTTTGTTGACTTGGTTGAATCCTGAAGCAGAAGGTGAAGAATCAGAAACTGAAGAAGTTGAACAACCAACAACCTCAGTAGCTACAAATTACGCAACTCCTACTACTAAGAAAAAGTCTTCATTTGATGAGGATGAGTTTGATGCTTTGTTTACTGATGCTAAAGCTCCGTCTAAATTCGATGATGATGACGATTTACCTTTCTAATCTGTAAAAAATGGCCAAGAAAAAACTAACAGAAGCTATTTCTGGTGCTGTCAAAGGTAACTTTAACCTTGAATCGTTTAAAAAATCAAAAAACTTGAGTAACAATCAAGTAACATTTAAAGATCAACGTTGGATTCCACTTTCAGCAGCATTTCAAGACGTTCTTTCATTGCCAGGTATTCCTATGGGCCACATAACTTTGTTACGTGGTCATAGTGATACTGGTAAAACTACAGCTTTGATTGAAGCCGCTGTATCAGCCCAAAAAATGGGAGTATTACCTGTATTCATTGTTACTGAAATGAAATGGAACTGGGATCATGCTCGTCAAATGGGCTTTCAAATGGAAGAAGTAGTAGATGAAGAAACTGGAGAAATAGTAGATTACACAGGCAATTTTATTTATGTAGACAGAAGTTCACTTAATACTATTGAAGATGTAGCTAGTTTTATTGCTGATTTGTTGGATGAACAGGCTAAAGGAAGATTACCACACGATTTGTTATTTTTATGGGACTCAGTTGGTTCAATACCTTGTTCAATGAGTATTGAAAAAAACTCAAATAACCCTCAGTGGAATGCTGGTGCAATGAGTCAACAGTTTGGTAACTTTATTAACCAAAAAATCATTTTGTCAAGAAAATCTAATACACCATACACAAATACAATGGTAGTAGTAAATAAAATATGG